AGTATAGTCATTTATTCAATGAAGAAAATGAATCAAAAGAAAATACAAAAAATTCAAATGAAAAAATAGAAGAAGATGAATCTTTGTATAATGATGATCAGATACTTGCAGCTAATTTATGGCTTGAAGAAAACCCTGAACTTAATGTTAAATCAAGATTATATAATCCTAATCTTGAAAAGAAGATGCTGGAGTTCATGGATGAATTTAATGATAAATTACATGAAGCAGGAAGAGGTGAAGAAATATTATCTGATCGTTATATAGAAGTATTAAATGAAGCATTATCCCATTATAAAGAAGAATCACGTAAACCTAAGACTTCCTATAAAAAATCTGGAGCAAGTAGTACAAGAGGTAATATGGCAACAAAAAGTGGTGATTCTGTTACTATTGAACCGTGGGAGAAAGCTTTTTATCAACAGCTTGGTGCAACAGATGCGGAATTTCTAAAAGAAAAACTAAAATATAGTAAATAATAGAGGTATATAATGAAAGTAAATAAAGAAAGACAGATAAAAACCATGGAAGAAGAATCTATGGAACATGAGATGGATAACAATCGTTTAGTTGGGATTGATATGTCTAATCCTCTTGAAGCGATTAAAGCTATTATTGCAGAACCGGGGTTTATTTACGAATGGCAAAGATATAAATTAAGAGATAAACAAGATCCTGCTTATGCTTTTGCTATAGCTAATCGCTGGGAACCTATAGATAAAACAAAATTACCGGCTAAATATAATCTTGAAGTATTTGAGATATATAATCCTGATCCAATAGCACAGAAATATATTTGTTATGGTGATGTTATTTTAATGAAAAGAGCAAAAGCTGTTCATGAACAGGAGAAACATTCTAGAGCTGATATTGCACGGAAAAGTGTTGAGATGGCTGATAGTTTTAATTATGATAGTGCAAATCCTACTCTTAATGTAATGAGAAAATAATTAATATGGCATATTTTCCTTCTGTTACTAATTGTAAGCAGTTAACAATAAATTCTAATACTCAATTGGATTACCCTTATTCTGTAACTGAAGGAAATGTTGCTGTTACTGATATATTTGATATTACGGTAACAGCTCCTAACATAAAAGTTTTTCTTCCTGATGCGTCTGAAACTACTCCCGGATTTTCTGTTACATTTAATAATGTTGGAACTAATGATTTTTCAGTTGTTCTTTATGATAGAACAACTGTTTTAAATACTGTTGCTGTTGGGGAATTCAAGACTTTTTATGTTTATGATGTTACTACAAGTAATGGTAACTGGAGAATAATAAAAGCAGGAGACGGTCAAAGCGGAATAAGTAATCTTGTTGTTAAGAGTACTGATGAATCTGTTACTATTACCGGTAGTCCTGTAACTAATCCTGGCGGAGAGGTTGATCTAACCTTAAATAATTTAATTTCAAACGGAGTATTGTTGTTTGATAGAAATAAAACAAATATCTGGTCTGCTGGATCTATAGTAGGTGATAATAATATTACTGTTGAAAATTATGATGGATCTGCCGGATCATTAATTATAGTTAAGCTTGATTCCAATATTGCTCTAACGGAAATTACTTCCGGTAATATTAAAATAAATGGAAATACCATAACCAATACGAATGTAAATAATGATCTATCGGTTATATCAAACGGCAATACATCTAAAGTAAATATGAATGGTGTGCTTGTTGATAAAAACAGAAATATAACCAATATAAATGATCTTAATATTCTTGGTTCTTTCTTTGCTCCTAATATACCTAAAAGCTGGTGCAGATTTAATAATACTTCCAGTACTATATCTGTTACGGCTAAATTTAATGTTGATACAGTTGTTTATAATAGTTTCAGTAATCAATATACCATTAATTTTATAAAACCTATGGGAACAACTGAGTATGGGGTAATAATCAATTGTTCCAATAATAACTCACAATCACCTTTAACTCCAAGAATAGGTCAGGATATAATTAGAACTACTACTTCTGTAACAATAGTTTTAATCAATTCATCAGGAGAAATGTTAACAGATTTTCCAGAAGGTGTAACAGTTACAGTATATTCTTTAACTTAATTAAGATTTGACTAAATTTTAATTAATTTGTATAATAAAAATTAAATTACCCTTAGCGGTTTTGAGTTATCTTTAATCTCTATAAAAAAGTTTTTTGAGTTAAGCTTTATACTCGGTATCAAAAAAGTTCTTAAATAAAACGTTGTTAAATACGTTTAAATTTTCTTTCGAATTATAAATTTAATATTAATTAATAAAGGTTAAGATATATGTCATACGGACAAAATTCTCCTTTTGGATTAAAGCCTGTCGGTCATTTACAAGGTGGTAGTAGCAATATATCTCTTTCTAGAGGTTCATATGTTATTGATCAGATTGCCGGTGTTACCTTAAATAAAGGTGATCCTGTAATTATTCAACCATCTATAGCATCTACCGTTGCAAGTCAGTATTTCAAAAGAGGTGATACAGTTATCACTCGTTATAATCCTACTGTTACAACTAACGTAGCAGGTACAAGAACTGGTATAACAAACAATCCTCCTTTAGTTGGAGTATTTATGGGTTGTAAATATAAAGATGGATCAGGAACTTTGGTTCAACAGGAATACTGGGTATCAGGAACTCCTACTACCTCATCTGTTGAAGCAGTTGTTTATGATGATCCAGATATTTTATGGGAAGTTCAACTTAGTACATGGTTTGGTGCAGGTAACAATAGTTTCTATTTATTACCTTGTATGCAGGCTCAAGATGCCAGCTGGCCTAATACTCAAGACGGTGTTGTTGGTGCGAACTTAACTGTGGCAAATAGTGCAATACTTGGTACTAATATCATGTTATTGACTGGTAGAAATACTGCTGCTGGTTCTGGTGTTTCATTAAATACTATTAATAAATGGAATGGTGTAGCAGCTGTTAATGCTGGATATGCAGATAATCCTCTTATTGCTAACTATGGAACTACTAATACGCCAAGAAACCCATGGGGAGTTTCTACTTTTTATGGTTGTCCTTCTCTTTCATCTACATCTGCTAACCCTTCTGTTGTTGATGGTAGGAATGAATACGATAGAACAGCTGTAATGCCTTTTAAAGTATTATCTTTCAGTGATGATCCAAAAAATATTCCTGCTACTTATGGTCAGCCGAATCAGGTAGCTAATGTCGGTACATATTTTAATACTCCTTTCTTAAATGTTATTGGAGTTATTAATAATCATGTATATAGATCTGGATCAGTTAGTGTAACACCGGCAGCTTAATAATTAGATAAAGAGGTAAAAATATATGATTAATTCCGCTTCCCTATCTCAGTTAACTAGGCCGCTAATTAGTATATTTATCGGCAAATATAATAGTTTACCTGAAAACTGGAAACAGATATATACTACAAAACCTTCAGAACATGCTTATGAAATAGCTCAAGAAATTAAATATCTTGGATTTGCTCGTAAGAAAGATGAAGGTGTCCCTATTTCTCAAGATAGTATGTCTATTCGAAATCAAAAAATGATTAGACATAATACATACGGTTTATGTTTCCCTATTACCCGTGAGGCTATTAAGGATAATCTCTATAAAACGCAATTTCCTGATAAACTTATTGCACTTGGTGATGCACTTCGTGCTACTAGATGTCAAGAAGCTATGAATATCCTGAATTTAGGTAACGTTTCTACTATGACTACTGATGGTGTTACTTTGTTTAATACTGCTCATCCACTTGATAATGGAGTTACAAATTCCAACTATGCTGGTGTAGCTTTAAGTGAGGTCGGCATTCAACAGGCAGTTAAGGATATTAGAGGATATAAACAATTATCCGGTATTCCTGCATCTGTTAAACCACAGTTATTAGTTGTCGGTACTGCTAATGAAACTGCTGCGACTATTTTATTAAATAGCCAGTATAGAGCATCTATCGGTACTGCCAATAATAACACTTTAGCTGGAGTTAACGATGTTAATGCTATTTATCATAACAGTACTTTCCCTAAAGGTTATGTTGTTGATAATTATTTAACTAATGAAAATTTTGCAGCTATTATTACTGATGTTAAAGGATTGATTCACTATGAACGTGAAAAAATTCAACATATGGAATGGGTTGATCAGCATTCTCATACAAACTGGTTCTCTGCTTTTGAGAGATTTAGTTTTGATGCTACTGATTGGCGTTCTGTATACGGTTTAATGGTATAGGAGGTTAATTATGGCATCACATAGTAGACCTATTGCTAATATTATGTGTGGCAATAAGAAGGATAAACCAAAAAAAGATTCTTCTAAAGATACTACTAAATCTACAAGTAAGAAAAAATAACTATCAAACACCTCTATTAAATTAATGGGGGTGTTATTTCTTTATATAAATTATGGCTCAAATATCAGGTACATACGAATTTCAATCACTTGAAAATGATGAACTTATTCTGGAAGGTTTTGAAAGAATAGGTATACCTGGAGATCAATTAACTCCTGTTTATATTAATTCTGCCAAGAGAAGTATAGATTTTATTCTTCTTGAATGGATGAATAAAAACGTTAATTTATGGACAATCAATAAATTATATTTACCTTTAAATACCGGACAATCGGTTTATAGTATAGATACAAGTATTATAGATATAAGAAGCGGTCATTTACGGACATTTAC